AGCAGAACTCGCTATAGCCAATGCCGCGTTCCAGGTAATAAAGACCACTTTATCCAACGGCAAGGAGATCGCAGATGCTGGTTCTGCGTTAACTAAATATTTTGGCGCAAGCCAAGCTATTGAGCAAAAAGCTAAACTAGGAACTGGTGATGTACTAGCCGCCTACCAAGCCAAACAGGCTTTAGAAAGACAGGAAAAAGAGCTTGAGTTCATGCTCAACAAGCAATCGCTTTTAGGTTATTACTCGTATTGCAAATTCCGCGATGAATTTCACAAGAAGCAAAAAGCTGATGCTAAAAAGAGAAAGATTAGGCAGGCTAAAATTAACTCAAATATTAATGATGGGTTAATTGCTATGGGTATTGTCATAATTATATTAGCTGCGGCTTTTGGCATTTTTTATTACATAAGGACTTATTAAATGTCAGGTATGCCAGACTTTGAAGCAGGCCAGCTAGTCAATGCGGTCACACAACTAAACAAAGACGTTGAAAGTTTAACTAAGACAATGGCTAAACTAAATGATCGCTTGGCGGCTCAAGAAATACAATTAGCTAAAGGCAAAGGAATGGCTGCTGGCGTAATTATCCTGGCTGCTGCTTTAGGTGGCGTTTCATCGTATGTAATGGGGAGAATCTAATGACGTTTCAGTTAGGCACAAACAGCATTAAAAATATGGAGGGTATAGATAATCGCCTTATCGACATTGCAGAACTTGCTATTAGCTTTAGTCCTATTGATTTCGGCATCCCAAGTGATGGGGGGTTCCGTGATGAAGCCTGCCAGGCAAAATTGTATACGGCTGGCAAATCTAAATGCGATGGACGAACTAATAAATCATATCACCAATCGGGCAAGGCGATCGATGTGTTTTGTCTTACACCCGAAGGAAAGGCAAGCTGGGACATTCTCCACCTTACAACAGTCGCCACAGCTATGCTGCAAGCTTCCGCGCAGCTAGGCTATGAGTTGAAGTGGGGTGGCCTATGGAAGAGTTGGCAAGACTATCCACACTTTGAACTGAGGGATTAACATGGGCGTTTTGAGTACGATATTTGGAAGCGGTGATGTGATAAGTAAGGGCATGGATTTAATAGACTCATTCCACACATCTGACGTTGAAATGGTTGAAGCCAAGACCAAGGCTAAGACTGACCTTATGACCGCCTACGCGCCATTTAAGATCGCTCAACGCATCATGGCGACTATGTTCTCAGTGACCTACATTGGCACTTATGTCCTGGTTATCGTTATGACGTTCATAGGCAAAGATGTAACTGGGGTCAAAGCAATCCTGTCTGAGTTCCAGATCGATTGGATAATGTTAACAATAGTCATGTTCTATTTCGGTGGCGGTCTAGCCGAAAGCGTAATGAAGAAGAAGTAATTCCCCTGCTAGTTCTCCCTAGCCTTGACCAGTTGATCGCTGGTCTTTTTTATGGGTGGTTCTAAGTCAATCAGATTAACCCAGTTAAAACCATTGTAAAATAATTATATTTTTTTTCAATATTTTGGTGCAAATTAATAGCGTTTTGCCAGCATTCTGCCAGCATTGATACTTAACTCTTTGATTTATATAGGCAAGTCGAGGGTTCGAATCCCTCTCTCACCGCCATTCATAACCTTGTAAATCAATTACTTACAAGTATAAATACACAATGCTGGCAGGCTTGAGGGGGCATATATAGGCTTACTCTGCCAGCCTTTTGCCAGCTTTTAATGTCTCGTTTGCCTCAAAAAAGTCATCAAATTTATTGCCTGCATCTGGGTGATTGTCTGGGATGTATTTGTTATACACATCCATCGTAAAGCTTGCCTTGGTGTGACCCATGTTCGCAGCTACATAATACATATTTTCACCTAACTGTAATGATGTTGATGCCCAAGTGTGCCTCATCTGACCAGGGCCGCGATACCTTACCCCAACGTGTTTTAGAATTGTTGTCCAAGGAGTCCTAACAGCAGGGTCACCAGTAAAAGCTACATTCGTTCTTGGGTTCATAAATACTTCTTTACCTTCTAAGAATGTGTATTTCTTCTGAGACATGATTGCATCCCATGCCATTTTCTTTAGTTTAATGACACGCCTGGATGATTTGGTCTTGGGCTTTGTGGCAATTTTTGAGTGGATGGTCTTTTTTCTATCGATCAAGACAGTTCGGTTAATAAAATCAATCTGCTTCCAAGTCAATGCAATTATTTCTGATATACGACAGCCAGTGCCAAACCCAAAACTAATAAGGTTTGCATCTCGTTTAAATTTAGCACCACTAATAATAGCGATAATTTCTTCACGGCTAAATGGATCGACCACCTCATTATCTTCATCATCAATATCAATGCGCTTATGACGTTTTATTTTGGGCGATGTTTTATTAGCAAATGGATTGTTATGTATTTCTCCCTGGTCGATTGCGTGGGAAAACGCCATGCGGATAGGCGATAGTTTATTGTTTGCTGTCTTTTGGGTAATCTGCTGTAGACGCACCCAGTTAGAAATGTCGCCCCAGGTAATTGCTTCCATCCGCATACCGCCAATCGATTTAAGCTGGTTATCGATTATGCGCTTATAGGTAATGTAGGTGGCTGGCTCGTAATCAAACTTGTGATCCTCAAGCCAATGCCGCATATACGTTTTAAGTAGTCTGCGGTTTTGGAATTGATGCGCTCTGGGTGAGTCGGGAAACGTCTTAGCATAATCAAATGTGCCAAGACGAATGGACTCATTGATATTCTCAAGGTGAATGAATGCTCTCTTTAGGTTAGAGGGGGTGGGGATAAGCTCAATGCGCTCTCTTTGTCTTGTGGGTTTTGACGGGTAGTAGAACGTGATTTCGATGCTAGTCTCAGAGGCTTTTTGGACTCCTTTGTACAACCGCTTTCCACCCACTTTGCATACCCCTCTCTGCTGATTAAATTTCTACGATCAGGAGCTTTTACATATTCTTGACCTTCCACCCAATCATTTCTTTTTATTTTTGACTCAATAGCTTCGACAGTATAATAAGATTCTTCACTAAATTTTTTAATAGTAATGTAGGGTAGCATCATTTCCTCTTATTTTCTTGAGTTGCGTTACGCGACCATTTAACGAGCTTATCTCGCCTATTTAACTCATTAATTAATGCTTGGTCTGAAACCATAGTTATAGCCACTGGAACCTGAACTGTGCTGTAACCAATTTTAGTTTTTTCAGCAATGCTGTAACCAATTTGAGTATTCATAACGCCTCTTAACAAATTTTGTAGAAAAAATACGGGCTATTAATAAGGTAAAAACCCTAAACAAATAGCCCGATTAATTTTTAAAACGGAATATCGTCATCACCAAAGCCATCACCTTTGCCTGGACCTTTGTCCCATTCAGCCATAGCATTTTCTTTAGCTTGAGCCATTTGAGTTGATTGTTGTGGTGGCTGCGCGTGTGGCTGGTTTTCCTTAATGGTTACAGCTAGGCTCAATGCTGGGCTTTTTGGGTTGGCATCTGGCTTACGTTTCCATCCTGATAAAAAATAGTCTTTTCCATCGACTAGAATAGATCCAGTAAAATCTGGCTGTGATTCCTTCGTTTTGACGTTCATCCAGATTGCTCCGCGATTATTCGTTTCGTACTGACTCATGCTGCTTCTCCCTTAAAGGTTGCTTTTCTAATGGCTGCTTGTTGCTTGCCGTTTAACATCTTCCATAAAGTCTCTTGCTCATGGCGTTCTAATTCACTCCATACAGCCTCAATATCAGGCTCACAATCCCTGTCGTATGCCTCAACTAAAGCCACCATTGAGCGTTGAATCAAGGATTTATCTACACGTTTCTTTGGCACTTCTGCTGGCTGGCTTGCCATGCCCTCTAAAGACATATCTGGTTCTGTGTTAGCTGGAGGCCCACTTCGAAACATACCCAACTCACCATCATCATCAACGCTTGGAATACCAGCCAATGATTGCAATGCGTATCGTCTAGCGTATGTAATCGCACTACCAGCCGCCTGTGGGTCTCGTTTAGTCATGGGCAACATATACTCGCTCTGCAACCATTCGCCCGATGTGTGCATCAGCATGGTCGTTACGCCAACGTATGTTTCCCCCGATACAGGTAGCTGTACAAAAGACAATCCGTTATCAGCAAATGGCTCTTTAACTACTTTTATAATGCTAGTCAGATCAGCGTAGCTAGATTTAAAAAATGAGTTTTTGCTTTCTTTAATAGCACCACCCATTGCGGCTTGGGCTAGGCATAATGCTGTAGCCAGTTCTTTAATTGATTCACTTTGTTTCATAGTTCTACTCCCGATAAAATTATTATTACAACAAACAAAAAGGCTTGAACTGAGCTATTCATGCTGTCATGCCCAAGGTCCACCAGACTGTGACAACAATCCAGATAACTGAACCGATGGCATTGATCAAAAAAGTTTCCTTGGTCACAATCAATACTCCCCGTAATATTCTTCTAAATACTGAACCGCCAAGCCTGGGTTACTTTCGCCAAAATAGTAGATGGCGCAGTCGGTAATGATTTGAGTGGCGTGGTCTTTAGCTGCGGCTGGATCGCGGATAGTCATAAACACCAGGTTGTTAAGGTCTTCTTCATCAGCATATTGATAAAGATCCATCACGTGGTACTCTTCGCGGTTGATAGTAACGCAGCCATGAGCTAATAATTCTGCTACGATCTCAGTGGTTAATTCGTCAGAAGTGATTTCTGGCATATCCCATGCGGTGGTGTGAGCGTTAACCTGGTTTGTAATGTGGCAATGGTTGATTGAGTTCATTTGCTGCTCCAGTTCTTAATTGGTATGCAGATATTTTAAGGTAACTTACTATTTAAGTCAAATGTTTTTGATAAGTATTGATTAGTGTCATGCTGCCCTAAAATTTAAGCCAAAAAAAATCCCCGTATAGGAGATCCGTTGACAATTATTTTGAGGTTACTTAATTGGGGCCATTAGGCTCTGAGTCTTCTTCAAATTTACCAAACTTAAGATTGCTTTTCCGTAGGCTATACAAGAGACCTGTCGCAACCTGATGCTTTGGTTGTAACTGGCTGTGTGTGTCCACAAAGGGCAACCACCATGACCAAATTTTATTTTCAGTCATCCAGTATAGCTTCTTGCAGCGCATTTTTGAAAAGTTAAAATTAGTTATCATAATATATTATTCGGCTACAAATGAGCCAATCACCACTCCAATGATTACACTGTCATCATCCATTTCTGAGGTTGGGTATTGTGGATTGATTGGCTTTAAATACTTTTTACCATCATCCTCGTAATACTCTTTAAACGTAGCCTCTGTTGAGTCTAGCCTTCTAGATATTACCCGTGATCCATTTTCAACCTTAATGGTTGGATCAACAAAAATTACAATCCCTTCTGGGTACGACCTCTTACCTGGGTAAGGAGATTCCATTTGGTCGCCTTTGACTCTTAATGCGAATGTTGACTTAGCACACTGGACAGGACAATAGATCCAATCCTCGGCCTCGCCATTTTTTTCCATAATTTCACCTTCTATATAAGTAGATAATTTATCCCATGATATTAATGGGACTCTTGCGTTAATGGTGACAAAACTT